GTGCTTGGAAAACACCATCAATAAATACAAGTAAATTGTTTTCACTTGTAGGTGCTGAAGTCAGTGTAAAGTTTACAGTTGAACCATCACCTGCAAAGATTTGAGGTTCAATAGCTGAACCACCACCGCCTGAACCTGCAATAGCACCCCAAGCACCATCAGCATAACCTTCAAACTGAGCATCGTCAGTGTTATATCTAAAGTAACCATCTACTCCAGTAGGTCTTTGTGCAGTCGTACCTTTAGGTACAAAGATAGCATCTGTAGCTGAACCAGCATCTAAACTAACTGCTGGAGTTGCATCAAGAATACCAACACGATTGTTAGTGCTATCAACAACTAAAGTATTTGTATCAATGGTTAAGTCTCCAGAGACTGTCAAAGAACCTAAAGTACCTACAGAAGTTATTTGTGTTTGAGCTGCATCTACAGAAAGTGTATCTGTGCTTAGTGTTAGACCTGTTCCTGCAGCTAATAAAGTTTTAGAAACTTCAATAGACCCTGCAAGTTGTGCATTGGTTATAGTTCCTGTTAAAGAACTTGTCGGGTAATTCGTTGCATCAGTAAGGTCAAAGGCTGGTGTAGCATCTGAAGCACCTAGTGCTAAACTTACACCACCGTATGAAACTGTAGAGTTTGTAAGAGAACTATTAGCAATGTTGCTTAAAGTATTTGAAGCAGCATCAATAGTTTTGTTTGTAAGTGTTTGCGTACCTGTAAGAGTTGCTACAGTTGAATCAATAGCAATTGTTACAGCGTTACCTGTAGCAGAACTATCAAGACCTGTACCACCTAAAATACTTAAAGTTTCACTATCTAAGTCAATGGCTATTGTACCACTGTCTGTTGTAAGGTCTAAGTCTTCGGCAGTTATCTGAGCATCTACATAAGTTTTAATAGCTTTAGCCGATGCTAAAGTTGTGTCAGTAGCTGCAACACTTGTTAAGTCTGTATCAAGGACACCTGATTTAAGGTTGTCTACTTCAATGTTTGATACAGTGTTGTTATCAACATCTATGGTTTTATTTGTTAAAGTTTGTGTGCCTGTTAGTGTAGCAACTGTAGAGTCTATTGCAACTGTTACAGTGTTACCTGAACCTACTGTATCTAAACCTGTTCCACCAGCGATTGTAAGAGTCTCTGAGTCGAGGTCAATTGAAAGTGCACCTCCGGTATCTCCTTGGAAATCTAAGTCCTGTGCAGTCACCTGAGAGTCTACATAAGCCTTTACCGATTGCTGTGTCGGTACAAGCGTTGCAGAGTTTGATACCATAGTATCTTCATCTACAAAAGCTGTAACAGTTATAGTGCCATCGTTAAGACTACCAAAGGTTAAATCTGTTATGGTTGTTGCAGCTATTGTGCCACCTTCAACCTTGTCACCACTGATTTGATTATCAGCAAGTGTTAAAGTACCTGCAGAGACATCTAAAGTTTTAGAAGCTCCAACAGTTATGTCAGATGTAGCAATGGTTGTACCGTCTATTGTACCACCGTTGATGTCTGTTGTGGTCAACACAGAACTTGCAAGTGTTACAACACCTGTAGAGTCTGCTATTGAACCTGCTGCAGTTCCATCTTTAGCTTTAATGTTTGTAACTTCAATGTTGGTTGTATCAACAGTTGTAGCATTAACGTTAGTGACGTTACCAGTTGTTGAAGTTAATGTAGTAATAGTTGTAGCAGCAATAGTACCACCTTCAACTTTATCACCTGAGATTTGGTCATCTGCTAAAGTTAGAGTACCTGCTGAAACGTCTAAAGTTTTACCAGAACCTACTGTGATATCTGAAGTTGCTATGGTAGCACCATCAATAGTACCACCATTAATGTCTGCAGTATCAGCTACTAAGCTGTCAATGTTAGCAGTACCGTCTATGTAGAGGTCTTGCCATTCTTTGGTAGCACTACCTAAATCGTAAGTGCCATCTGTGTTTGGTATAATGTCTGAATCAATCTCTGCAGCTAAGTTAATGCTGTCAGTGTCTGCATCACCAAATGTAAGGTTACCGGAGATAGTAGCGTTACCTGTGACTGTAAGATTACCACCGATATCTACGTTACCTGTTGTAGTAACTGTATCTGTGTAAGTATCTTTAAATCTTAAACTTGTTGTACCTAAATCAACATCACTGTCTGTAACAGGTATAATAGCACCATCGGCTATGTATAGCTGTTGTACAGGTGCTGAAGATACTTCTACATAAAATTCAATGTAGTTATTAACTGTATCTATTAGTACTTTGTTGTTCGGAGAAGTTTCTCCTGCATCACCAATCAGTCCTATAACAGGTCCTTCGGCTGTTGTGCCATCGTGTTTGTGCCCTGTAGAGTTGTGAAAAGCGTTTACAAGTTGGTTAAATTCGTTATTAAATAAAGCAGCAGTGATTGTGTCACCGTCTGCAAACGAACTTTGTCTAGTGTAACTTGCCATTGTCTATTCTCCGTGTGTTTTTATTTAGCTGTTGTCTGTGATATATGTATTACCTGTAGCAATCGCATCTGTATAGCTAGACTTATCTGATGAGTCTCCTACTACGTCAGGTGTTTCATCATCTTCGTCTACTGGTTCATAAGCCAAGATAAGTTCAACATGGTCTACATTTCTTTGTACCATGTCGTTGATTTCTTCTTGGGTCATATCTACAACTTCCCAAGTTCCAGCATTAACTCCATTAATAAGGTTAACGCTATCGGTTGCTACTGTTAATATTTGTTCTACTGTTTGCATTTTAGTCTCCTAATTGTGATTTAAGTGTTTCAACTTCTACTGAAAGTTCTTGTACTGCTTTTACCAAAGTCCATAATACATTATCAGTTGTTACACTTAATCTGCTATTTTCGTGTTCTGTAACACAACTTGGTAATACATCGATAATTTCTTGAGCAATTACACCTACTCTTTCACCTTCAGGTAACTCATTTGGATTTAAAATTTTACCATCTGTACCATTTGGTATTTCATCTAATTCTCTATATTCAAAAGTTCTGACCCTAATATTATTAATAGTGTCCAGTCCTAAAGTATAATCTTCAATATTCTTTTTAATACGCTCGTCTGATGTTTGAGCAAAGGTTGTAGTATTTGGTTGATTGTAAACTCCATTAACTCCACCTAAGATACCTTGATGATAGCCAATACCTGTTAAGCCTTGCCCTAATACAACCTCATTACCTTGAGAAGTTGCTGAACTTATACTTGCATTGTGACCTACTACAGTATTATTATTAGAAGTAGTTATTTCATTACCTGCATCTTTTCCTATAACAGTATTACCTGCACCTGTGGTGTTTGCGACTAAAGCACTTCTTCCTATTGCGGTGTTCTCATATCCTGTAGTATTTGCAAATAAAGAGCCGACACCAAAAGCTGAATTAGCTAAACCTGTTGTGTTTGCAGGTAAAGAATTTTCTCCAACTGCTGTGTTAACTGACCCTGTGGTGTTTGCTGAAAGTGCAAAATAACCAATTGCTGTATTGTTAGATGCTGTGGTATTAGCATCAAGGGCAGCATAACCAATAGCTGTGTTGTAATTACCTGTGGTGTTTGCATACATTGCATTAGAGCCTACCGCCACATTGGTAGAACCAGTTGTATTCAATATCATCGCATAACGACCAATTGACACATTACTATGTCCTGTTGTAGAAGCATCTAAAGATGCGTAACCTATCGCTACATTGTTATCACCAGTGGTACAACTTCTACCAGCAGAAGAACCAAGAGCAGTATTTTGTGTACCTGTCGTGTTTGCTGATAAAGAGCTTTTTCCAACTGCTGTATTGTGGTTTGCTGTGGTATTTGAAATCATTGCTGATTTGCCGACTGCGGTGTTACTAGCTCCTGTAGTATTTGCAAAAAGTGCTGCGTGTCCTACAGCTACATTTCCTGCAGCAGTTGTATTGGCTGCTAATGCTTGTGAGCCAACTGCTGTATTATTTTCACCAGTTGTGTTTGCGGTAAGTGCGGAGATACCAACTGCTGAACAGTTTGAGGCTGTTGTATTTGCATCTAGAGCTGCATAACCCACTGCTACATTACTAGAACCTGTAGTATTAACATACAAAGCAGCACTACCTACAGCAGTATTTTGAGTTCCTGAAGTATTTGCTGCTAATGTTTGGTCCCCACAAGCTACATTACTATGACCTGTTGTATTAGCAGTTAATGCTGTCCAACCTATAGCTGTATTTTGGTCACCACTTGTTAAAGCTGCAAAAACATCCACACCTAACCCAGTGTTGTAGTTAGCTGCATCTATTGTTCCTGTGGTTGTATCTCCAATCATTATGGAAGATGTGCCAAAAGTTTTAAATGCTGGTATATCTACATCTAAAACTGAACTTGTTACTTTAGTTATTGCCATCTTTGTTTATCTCCTGCCTGAAGGTATAAAGTCTACGTAAAGACCATTAATTTTATAAGGTGCTTTAGTATCATCACTTATAAATGTAAAATTGTTACTGTGTCCACTACCATAAAGTGGGATTCTTGTTAAAGGATTTTCAGCTCCTCCAAATACGTTGGTAGCAAATAGTGCTTCACCAAATAACGATGGAGGATTTATAACACCTAAATCAAATAGTTCTGGTGGCTGTGGTATATCTGTACTACCAAAGTCAAATCTAACTTGGACATCTGGTTCTACAACACCTTCAGCACTTGAAGAAACTTTGAGGTAGTGTAAAGTTTTTAAAGTTCCTAAATCACCATAGTCATAATCGGGTGTAGCATATCTTGCTAAAATGGAAGTACCATCAAAGTCATTACCTGTATCGTGATTATACACGTAACCTGTAGTAGAACCATGATAATACTTTTCAATACCATTTTGATTAAATCCAGAGCCAACCTCTGTAACTTCTATTCCTCTTGTTTCTGACCATTGAAAGCCATCTGGTCTTAATGTTCCTATGATACCACGTTGTTGACTTTCTTCTAAAGTGGTATCTGTATAAAATAATCTGTACTGTGACTTTTCTCTTAATACAATACTTGAAATTGTATAATTGTTAATATTTTCTGCAAGGTCTGTAATGAGTGGCTGTATCTGTTTAGATACAGTTCCTAACTCAACGTCTCCAATTCTTGCAGTACCAGCAACTGTTCTTAGTCCGTCTGGTGCCAAGAAGATAAGGTCACCACCTATCTCTTGAATACTGTAGCCACTTAAACACCCTACGTTTTCTGCGACAGGTACAATGGCAACAGTTTGTGAATTGTTAATATTTATAAGCTTGTGAATACTATTTTCACAAAATACAAATAAGTCTTCACGGAATCCTCTGACTCCTACAACTTTATCTGAAATAGTAACTGAACCTGCTCCAGTTCCACTGAAGTCTGATGCATCGTTATACACACTGTAGTAGACTGTATTCTCGTTGTCTTCTACACCAGCAGCTATTAAGTGATGGTCATGGGCTGTAATATGAGTTACGTGCTTAGTGCTTGTCACAGTAACTTCTTTAGTATGATAAGTTCTAGTACTTAAAGCTCCAGAACCCTCCATTCTAAAGATAAATGGTTGATTAGCTCCATCAGCTATAACCATTTCTCCGTAATCTTCTCCAGCTTTTGTAAACAACGCAAAGCTTATTTGTCCTTGTGAAGTTCTAGCTGTAGCACTTCTACCTGTAAAGGTACTGTAGTTATCACCACTACTATGCGATAGTTTATTTATTTGTAACCAGCTTGTTCCGTCTAAGCTAAAATAAATATCATCACTAATACAAGCAATCACTCCATCAGCGTAAGGTATTACACCTAATATTGTTCCAGCACTTCCTCCGGGAATTGCAGAACTACCAGCACCAAACTTACTAAAACCATTAATACGTCTGTAACCACCTTCGATAGAAACTTCAAAGTTTCTAAGTTCTCTAGCTGCTCCCGGTGTTTTAAGTAAGTCTATAGAGTTTGCAGACTTTATTAAGCCACCCGTACAGGCTACTGTATAAGGTTGTGATGCTGCCATAAATTAAAAGTATCTTCTATCGTCTGTCATTGCACGAGGAGTAGGATTAATCAAATTAGATTTCATACTCTTCATAGCTTTTTTATAATCATCCATAGCAAAAGCTGCTTGTTGTGG